CCGTTTTGTGTGCAGCATCTGACAGTTGCTTCAAACTTTTTAAGGAAGGGGACAACGCCTGTGTGTTGTACCTCTCCACCTCTGATTTTAGCGTTGATCCCACGGATCCTGCCAGCGTTAATGCCGATACCAGCCCTCTGTGCGACATACCTGCCAATAGCCATATCGCTGCTAAAGATACTATTGAGGGTGTCATCAGCATCAACGAGAACACAAGATGCAAATTGACGCAAGGGTGTTCTGACACCCGCCATGATTGGTGTTGGGATGTTGATCCTGTGTTTGCTGATTGCGTTGTAGTATCGTCGGACATAATCCAACCTCGTCTCCTTAGGATAATTCTGGAAGAGAGTCACAGCAATCATCATGTACATGTATTGAGGAGTCTCATACACTTCATTAGAACTGCGATCCTGAACCAAATACTTGTCCACTACCTGACGCAAACCAGCGTAGGTAAATAACATATCTCGTTCATGGTCAATCCAAGAATTGATCTTGGTCCACTCTTCGTATGTATACTTATCTACAATTTCACTATCATATACTTGCTTGTCAACACAACTGTAACAATGATCAAGCACAGAAGGAAGACCCTGGACCCACTCAGATCCAAACACTTGCTTGTATACTCCATACAGCAAAAGACGGGCAGCAACGAACTGATAGTTAGGAGTCTCTAGACTGATCAGGTCACTAGCAGAACGCACTAGGATCTCTTGAATATCTTTCGTTTCAATACCATCAAAGAATTGAAGACCAGAGTTCATTTCTACCTGAGAGGCGCTTACACCGCCGCCCAACCCTTCGCAAGCTTCTTCTACTACCTTATGAATCTTATCAAGGTTAAGGGCGGTCTCAGACCCGTCTCGCTTGCGAACTTTAATTCCATGCCCGTTTGTCATACTTTTTTCCAATCGTTAAATTTTAGGGTTGCTTGTAGTCCCTGATAGATGTTTGATTCTACCAGAGTTTGCACATCATGTCCAGCAAGATGCATGTCATTGATGTCTTTTTGTTGTATATTTTTTGGCCAGATTACGATTTTATCTCCTCTGTCAATGACTTTGGAGATTCTGGCGACGATTTCTCGGTTACGTGGTTCGTTATCAAAAATCCAAATATGATCGCTCCAATTAAACGACCGAATATCAGCATCGGACCCAGCCATAGCAACCGAGTTCTTGATGAACGTTGAGTCAAAAGGTCCCTCTACAATGTAAATTGATTCGTCTGTGTTAATTCTATCCTGTCCAAAGATCTTAGGTTGTTCTTCCTCCAGCATGATCGTGATGTATCTTATTTTTGCCTTAGGGGCGAGCGATCTGCCTTGGTATCCGAACAGGTTACCGTCTTTATCTTTGAATGGGATGATAATGCGTGGTGAATCTTGTCTTAGAGTATCAAATGTCTTCTTCTGTTTGTTTGTCCACTCTTTAAATTTGGGACAATAATAAAAGTAATCAAGGTCTTTGATACCACGTTGCTCAAGATAAACCCGCGCTGGGTGAGAATTATTTAGCTCAGAAATCTTCTCAAGATCAACCTTTTTTGTGACAAATTTTGGTTCAGTAAAATTGAATTTAGGACTTGCTGTAGCAGTTCCCTTGCCAGTCCTACCTTCTTTGAATTTCTCCATGATATATTGATCATAGAGATGTGTGTCTTGATCTCTTAAAAAATTAGCAAGTGATCTACCTACACCACAATTATGACATTTGTAGGTAAAATTGTTCTTGATCTTAAACAAATATCCCCTCGCCTTATTGCGTCTCTTTTGAGAGTCACCACAATAAGGACACCTGAAATTGTACAGGTCTGCCTTCTTGCGACTAAAAAGAGTCAGGCGAGGGGATATTAAATTAATATACTTAATGTCAAGAAAACTCACTAAGGGGCATTACCACTGCAGATATATTAGCAGCAGATACCTGAGGTGTCAACACGCGAACAACTGGTGGGACCACTTGCATGATTGTCACTAGAGTTGCTAGGACAGCGCCAGCACCGACAACAAATTTTTGATTGCTGTCAACTTTCTTTTGTATACGATCAATCCTTTCATGTAGGATCTTATGATTCTTTTCTTCCTGATCTTTTAACTCATCAATCATTTTAATGATCAAATCGTTTGCTCTCTCTCCTTCGTCTAGGCGATTCTCATGACGCTCCAAGATGATAGCAATTTTGTTGCTATTATCTGAGATAGTCCCGACTGCTTTTTCAAGCTTGTCAAGCATCTGTTGAGATAGGTCTTCATAAATGTTGAGCTTACTTTCAAGGACCGCTAATTTACCTAGACCAAATGCCATTCTTAGACGTTCCTTACTGCAAAATCCAGTGCAGACTGATAAGTAGAAGCATCTTTGTTCAGCATGTACTGGAATTGCTGCTTGTGGGTATCATCCAACTGCGCGTAGCAAGCAGCAATACGCTTAGCAGAGTAGTTATCTAAATTCTGTACGCTACCATCAGAGAATTGTACCTTAGCAAAAGTACCTTCACCCTGTGGGTTTAGTTCCGATGTTGCAACATCTAGTGCAACTTGGATTACATCTTGGTTTTCAGTCATGATTTCAGTAGTCACTTCAGTTTCCTCTCTTTTGAGTTTCTTAGTTTGAGACGCTGCCTTCTTTTTAAAGTCAGACAGACGTGCTTTCATTAGCGTATCCATTTCTTTGGTCTTACGCATCATTTTTTCTTTCGCTTCCCCACGCTTCTTCTGCAAATCTTTCTGGCGACCCAGTTTTTTGCCTTGCTGAATTTGCTTTTGAGCTCTTTCAGTATCTGTAGATAGAGCTTCCTCAATATTGTGTTCGTTTTGTTCCTTCATTTTTCTACGTTGAATACGGGAGAAGAGATCTTTAGCGCCTTTAGAGCGACCATCCACCCTTTCATTATTTTTCTTATACTTACGATGCTGTCTAGGATTTACCATAACAAAAGCGGGTGGCAACTGGAGACCAGATCCATCGCCTGCTGAGTTAATCATTTCATTTAGATTAGGTTCAGTTCTTTCAGACATTCCTCGTCAACATCCTCGGTTAATTGGGGTGGTAATCTATTTAGAAACATCATAAACGCCTTAATTATAGACCAGTATGTTGCTTCCGTTTTATAAAAAAGCAGCGGGGTTGCTGCGTCATCAAATACATTATACAATACAATCACATGATTAAGTATCAAGTGAGTTTTGAGTTCACCCGTCGTCTCATTACGTTTCAACAGTCTTTTGATGTACTTAAATCTCTTTAAGTCTTCTTCAAAATCTGAGTAAGTAGCGGACGACGGGTTGTTATAATTTTGAATAGCAAAGAATAACCAGTTGTCTGGTGTCAATTCATTAAAGTTCATTCATTAGCTTCCGAATGTTAGAGTCGCTGCACCATTAGAGATGACTTCTTCAGTACCACCCGCAGAGGTGATCTTGACTCTATACTTATAACCATCTAAGGTAGCGCCACCAAGTCCACTATATGCAAGAGTTGCAGTAGTGAAGTCAGCGTATGTGATACCTGTGTCAGTATCAGCAGCGATGTTGACCCAACGCTTACCAGATGCAGTCTGACGTTGCCAGACATATGCAAGTGCTCCAGGTGTTCCTGTAGTAGCGGTACTGAGGGTAAATGTACCAGCGCCAGAGGAGGAAGTGCTGTTTGCAGGTTGTGCCGAAATGGTTACTGCAGATGCTGCATCCGATGCGATAGTATCGTCTGCCTGAGTCTCGTTAGCGTTAGTGTCACCACCAGCAACGAAAATTAGTTGCTCAGCTTTATGACGAGTAGCACCAGAATGATCAGTATAAGTAAAATACGACCACCAACCAGGACCAGTGATACCACGGGACTTAGTTTCGTTTAGTTGTGCCTCAGTCTCATCAACATAGACAACTGTTTTTGTTTGACTTGACGTTGCAATGCCCACACCAGCTTTGGTTTTGTTTGCATTGCTGTCAGTTCTTCCATAAAGGGACATTGACGTGTGCTCCGATAGTTACTATTATCTAAGATTTATTTATATCTCAGACTTCTTCGCGCTTCTGGATTGCTTGTTCAACAACCGCAAGAAGTTTGTCATCCATATCGGTCTTAGTCAAAGCAACTGCCTTTTTAAGAATAACAATACAGATTTTGATTAGTTGTTCGCCAAGTTCCTCATTCTCAGGAATCTTAGCAACAGCATCTGAAATAATTTTAGATGCAAGTGGGAGTAGAAAACCTAACATGATCTTACAACATAGTGCAAGACTATTTATTTCTCCCACTCATCTAAGATATCTGTCAACTTAGACATGAACTGTTTAAAAGTCAGTAGAGTCCCAGAACGATAGTCGCGACGTGCTTTCTGCACTCCACTCTCAAATGATTCTTTCTTAACTTTCTTTTCTGGAAGACCTTTGTGCTTTGTCTTGGCAAAATCCTTTACGTCGGACTTGGACATGGAGGCTGCAGCTTTGGCAACCTCAGACGACCCCCCTTCCATTTCCCCTTTTTGAGTCGCTCTAACCATCCCGAAGAACCTTTGTTGGGATTTGGACTTTGCTCTCTCTGTGATGGGATCAAATCCTCGTCCTTTGACAACATCGGACCAGGGTGCGTATAAAGGACCTTCATAATTTTTCGCCTCATTAGTTGCGTTCGTGGTCATACCTTTTTGACCATCAGGAATATTAGGCATCACTTCAACATTACCAGATTTTTTGTTCTTTAGTTTAGATTTTACCTTCTTTTCCTTCTTTTCGCAACCACACTCTTCGCGGAATTGCTTAAAGGGTTTCATTTCTTTTTCTTCATTGCAAGGATTTTACCAACCTTCTTGCGACGAGCAATTAGGTACTTGTCAGACTCATCATGATCACCATCATTGTCAATGTCCTTATCTTCCTTACCAACTGGATCTAGTTTTTTCTTCTCAGATAGTTCTTCACCTTCGTGAGTTACTTCGTCACCTGCCTTGACACAGTTGTCAACTGTCTTACCACCCTTCTTCTTAGTACCAGCAAGTTTGTATCCTTTCCAACATGCCTTGCCGTCTAGACCTTTCTTCTTCTCTAGGATGTATGTTTCGCCATCAACTTCAAACTCTTCACGCTCTAGAACTTCTTCGTTAGCAGCGAGTTGTGCTTTAGCAGATGGTTTCTTTGCTTCTTTCTTTTTGATAGAAGTCTGCTCAATCTCAGCACCATTGGACTGTGGATCCATCCCATCAAAAGGAGCTTCGGATAGATGCAAGTCAGGCATCTGTGTGTTCTGGAAGCAATCGCCACCCATCCACTTGCCATAGGATTCCATCAAACCAGACGAAAACTCGTCCTCATGCTTTACTTTATTAATTGGATCTGGTTTCTTCATCGTTCAAAAGGGAAGTTCTTCTCGTATTATTTATAGATCTAATATTCTTTATCCACTCACGCAACATGTTACCATCATCTGTAATAACAATAGCGTAGTTACCACCAACTCTATGGATGTGTCCTTTGTCTCCTGTACGTGAAGACATAACAGCATCACCTTCTTTGAAAAATTCTGTATGCCTTTGTTGTTGGCGTAGTGCTTCTTCTCTTAGTTTCTTAAAATCCTTCATTTAAAATTCTTAGGTAGCGCGTCTTTAATCTCTTGCATGAGAGCGCGACAATCACGATCATTTAATGCTCTAGGAATACCCTTTCTGAATGTATCAAAGTCGTTAGCATGTGCTGCACGTCTCATCTTAGTTCCAGAAATGGCAAAGGTATCACCATCAGCGTCTCTGCTTCCAGAAGATTTAATTTCAATCTTCCTAAAAGAAAACTCAGTTCCGTTGTATTTATGGAGGAACTGCATGGCAGAAACCCTGTCAGAACCTACCAAAAATACAACTTCATTATAACCTGCAAGCATAAGATCTTGCAAGATAGCTACAGGTTGCTTAGGACCAGAGAAGATCTTTCCTCTATGTTCAGGAAACATCTTGTCCATGTAAAACTTCTTACGATCTGGTGGTAGTGGATTACTGCCTTTCTTATCCACTGTCTGTGAAATATAAATGCGATAGTCATGTGTACCTGCTGCTTTCTTTACACCAGCAAAGTTCTCAGCATGTCCTGTTGTGGGAGGTTGGAACCTACCAAATGTGAAATAGCAAGTCTTACAATTTAACGCCATTGCTTCTGAAGAGTGAAGTTGTTGTATGCAAACTCCAAGCGGTTGACAAACTTGATCATGCTGCCATCTTTGTGTAGAACATATCCCTCAGGAGTTGTGACCTTGTATCCTTTCTCTGTTTGAACGTATGTTCTAAACTCTTCCAGGTGGTCCAGTTTATCTATAACCATTTGCTTGACTGCCTGTAGTTCCTTATACAGTGCAAGCATTGCTTTGAACTTATAGACATTCTCTACAACATAATTCTGACTACCATACACAAGAGTTCTTTTCTTAGTCAGGTTTGCAACTGTCTTGATCTTTGCAAGTTCCTTTTCCATCTTGTCACCGTAGAAGTTAAGCATGTCATACATTGCTTCATCTACATTACCAATGTTCCTGGCATTCTTAATCTCATTGTTAAAGAACTGCTTCAGGTATGATGCAATGTGAAACTTCTTATCTCCAGTGGTTCCAGTAGCACCTACTAGTTCATCAAGGAAAGGACCACAAATCATACACATGCGTTCAATCTTAGAGACATAGTTATCAAACTTTCTCATTTCTTGTGTAGAAAATCCAACACGATTCATTGGAGTATCATTCTTAATTACCAATGCATTTGTAGATCCATTTACTCTAGCACCTGCACGAGCTTGCATGGTAGGAAGATCAGTTCCAGTGTAGTGAGTGTGAAATACTACACCAATCTTTGCTCTACCTGCTGCTTTACCAATCGGGTGATCAACAGGAATACCATATGTAATAGTATTCGGTCTAAAAGTATAGAGTTGTTCACCATTGATAGTTTCTCTCCTCAATGTACTATCAGTGAACATCAAATCTCCCTGCACAACACCTTCAATACCCAATTCACCAAAATACTTCAGAGCAAATTTAAGTTTTTCAGCAAGGTCACCCTCATACCATTCATCAATCTGACTATCAACAAAACATAGTTTAGGAGCAGTCTTTGCAAAAACAGATTTAGTTCCAACAAAGAACATACCAGATGCAGGATCTGTACCACAAATAACAGATGGAGCACCATCCCATTTGGTTTGCATAAAACCACTGTTCTCCTGATGTCCAAGCATCTTTCTTAGTTCCTTAAGGAAACCAACAGCAGCTTTACATCCCTCAACTCCATAGTTGAGCATTTCATCCTCAAGATGTTCTAA